GTTGGTAATAATGCGTATGTTGTATCAATTTTTTCGGACTCTTTAGCAATAGTAGATATCACTGATCCAACTGCACCTACATTAACAGCTTCTTTAATTGATGCTAACTCATCCGATCTTTGAGGAGGATAGTTTGTGTTAGTATCAAGCTGCCCTCCAAATTTCTGGGGCATAAATGCAATGACCATTTATTTTCTTCTCCAAAACATGAGAGTGTAGATAATTTGTCTGAATATGGAAACTTTTGCAGTTTGTTTAGTAATTTGAGGTTTTGAAATCTTCTTTTCAGGAATTGTTATGATTGGTTTTTCCTCAACACATGGTTCTGGAACTGGAGGAGGTGGAGGAGGAGGATCTTGTGGAGGATTATTTGTATTTGCTTGAATAGATCTTCCTGAGCGTTGTGGTTTGTGAGAATAAACCAACGGTCATGCTCCAAACTGAACTAGATGACCCCTAATGAAATTAATTGTATCAACGGTGACGGCTGTACCTGCTGCGTCTAATTGAAAATTGATGTTGTCTCCTGCTTCTACATCAAGGTCAAATCTATAATATCCATTAGTTTCTATGAAGTTACTATTATCTGCATTAAGATTGCCCTTTAAAATATCATTATTAAAAACTTGTATAGCTCCTATAGATGATGCATTAAAAGCAAGAGAAAAATAGAGTCTTAGAATTCCTCCACCACCAGGAGTTACAAAAGATGCAGGTATTGCAATATCAGAAGTTAGAATATTAGAAGTTGCAGGAATAGGAGTAGTACGAGTGGCAAAAACACCAACAGCAGCACCACCTGAACCGCCTCCTCCAGTAATTGTAATAGCTGGAGCAGAAGTATAACCTGAACCTCCATTAGTTAGAGTAATTGATGAAACTGCATCATTTGCAATCGTAGTAACAGTCAATGTTGAATCATTCGCACCACTAGTAACACCTGTGATTGTAATCACATCACTAGCAGTATATCCAGAACCACGATTAGTAAAAGTAATACTTTGAACTGCACCACCAGAAATAACTACTATTCCTGCAGCACCAGTTCCACTACCACCTGAAAGAGTAACTTCTTCACCAGTAGTATAACCTGAACCACTTGGAAATGCAGTTATTACATCAATTACACCATTAGCTATATTGGCAGTGCCAGTAGCTGTTCTTCCAGAAGGTGGAGGATCAATAGTAACAGTTGGAGTTGTTGTATAACCAGAACCAGGAGTTGTAATAGTTGTAGCTGTAAGAGATGGAATAAGTCGATAAATAGATGAGGTCATACCAAAAAAGTGTTATTTAGAGTTAAAGGTATTTTTCTTTTTTAGTTTTGAATTTTTTACTTTTTTCTTTTTTTGGTTCCTCTACTGGTTCTTCAGAAGGAGGATTCTCTTGAGGTACTCTTGTTTCTGTTTTGATTGTATCTTTTTGTAGTTGAGGTTTTAATTTATCCTTGATTTCTTTTACGGTACCATAACTATCCCCACACTTTATGCCACGAGACAAACCAACTGAGTGATTAAGTTTGTTTCTTGCTTTCTCAAAAGTATCATCTATTGCAGATGCTCCACACCTGAAACATTTTGCTTTTGCCATATTAGTTCTATGGTATTTGCTGATCGTAGCCAGTGATTTTGAATGCACCAACATCTGAGTGGGCTTCTTGTACATCTATGCGAACAACCAAATCAGATTGATAAAGTCCGCCAACTGAAAGATCGAAGTTCTCGATAGTTAAATCCTCACGAAGACCAACTACTTCTGCAATGTCTCTCTTTGTGATAAGAACAGTTCCTACTTCAATTTGAGGTGTTTCCCAGACGGCACGTAGACCCAATGATTGTGCTAAACCAGAGTTGTTAATTACATCTGTATCATCAGTAGGTCCTAATTCAAATCTGTTGAAGAACGGATAGAAACCACCAGTGGATGCAGTCTTTACAGTTAGTGCTGCATCTGCTGGATTCATAAACATTGTATCTGCTCTATTCCTTTGTTGACCAGGGAATCTTGAACGAATAACTTCAACTAAAGCCTCTAGTTCTGCTTGATCTGGGGTATCATTTGCAAGATTAGCTTTGGTATCAGTTGGTACTACAGTAGATGTAACTGCTAAAACATCAATGATTTTTTTACCAATCATAAAGTAGAATTCATTCCCTGCATTCTTCAACGATTGTTCAACGCTCAGAAAATTATTATCCTTGACATCATTGCGGTTTACAGAAATTGTTCCACGGAATGAGTTGTTAGTACCACTAGTATCAAGCTCAACTGTAGTTACCTTACCGCCAATTGGTGGAGGTACACCACCAGCTTCTTTGTAAATTTCAAGTCCTTTTTGATCAGCTATTGAACCACCTACAGTATCAGTATATTTTGTTAATGGAACATTCACTTTTGGAGTATCCATATCTATCAAACGAGCATATTGTTTCCAATCACTCCAAGGTTCAGCGCCTTCTAGAATTTCATCAGCAATTTTTAATGCAGACAATGTATTTGGAACAGAGACTGTCTCTTTGAGATCTCGTCCACCAATTCTCATGTTGCCGCATGCCTCATCACCAATTCTAATACCGTAACGACTTTTCCAGATTGCAGGAATGTTTGGATTTATTTTTCCTTCTTCAAATCCAGTAGGACTAGTTGTATCAAAGAATACGGATAGTGGTGTTTCTCTAATTGGTCTAAATATATCAAATGGCTGTCCTGCTCTTTGCTGAGCTTCTGCACTAGCAAGTAGTGCCTCTTGGACATGTGCCATCTCCTTTAATTGTAAAATAGATTGCCTGTTGTGTTTTGGTCTAGAGGTTGCCATCTAAGCATTCAACCCCTCTCTTTGAACATCAACTGCGATAATATCAGTACCTGAAGCAATTGCTTGTAAGGCCCTTGCAATAATGAACTGAGTTGCACCATCTGCAAGCTCTAAAACTCCTGCTACTGCACTAGCACCTAATGGGTCTCCTATTGCAACAGCAGTTGCACCATCTACACGTGCAAGACATCTTCCTTGTGTTACTACTACAACACCTTGTCCTGCACCTGCAGTTGCTCTAGTTGAATCATCAGTAGCAGCACTACCATCTCCATAAATTCCGTCAGTGTCGCCACCAACAGCAATACCGTAATTATCATCAGTAATGGCAGGACTTGTAGATTCCTCAACTCTTGGTAAAATTTCAGCAGTTGGGATAGTTGTATTTAGTAAAACAGCTGAACCCATTGTAATTGCACCATTTGCAACTACGTTAATTACAGAACTTGCATCATGATCAATTGGTCCTCTTGCAAGTCCTGGAAACTGATTAGTCAATGAATTGTAATGGATATTCTGTTTAAAGGTATTAACATTTATTTTAGAAAATAATTTTATTTTTTACAAAATACCTTTATACAATTTGTAAATTAATTGTTTTAAATTAAAAAATATTTTCTAATTGTAAATATTTCTGTTGCTGTTTAGCATTTTATTTGTCTGTTCTATTTCAGAACGTGCAATTGCAAGCAGGTGTCTTTTTTGATGTGGTAATTTTTGTACACTAAATATCTCTTCTGGAGTGGTAGATACTACTGTCTCTCTAACTCTAGAAGTTGCATTACTTTTTAAATTCTCCAAATCTAATTTCATAGTTCCATTATGTGATTTTGTTTCTGTAATTTGTCTTTCTAGTTTTTTAATTACAGGTCCCATCATTTTTTTGATTTCATGTATTGCAGTGTATTGCATCTGTCTCATCATTTGGTTTGTATCCATTGGAGGTGGTGCAGGCATATTCCTTCCCATTTCTTGGGCAATATCAGGTGCTAAACCAGCACCAGCATCAGGAGCTAATCCAGGCACAATCATTCCATTAGTCTCACTCCATTGGTTTTCAGTATCAGACATATCTTGTATTGGTTTCTCACCATTAGTGCTATCTTTTCCAGTCCCTGGGTATGGTTCTGTATTGTCACTAGATTGTTCTGAGCCACCCTCTCGTGGACCATTATTGTGGTTATCTAATTCTTCTTCATGTAATTTATGCTCATCATCATCATCATCTTGTTCATGCATTTTTCTGTACAATTTTGAATCTTCATTATCTTCACCATCTTCTAGTTCTTTGATTGCTGATTCCATAAAGGAATAAGCATGATTTCTTTGCTGTACGTCTTGTGAGTTTGATAATACAAGTGCAGTTTCTACTAATTTTTTAACAGCAGGGCCTGCTCCAAGTTTTGTAAGGATTGGGTCTGCTTGTCCCATTGTTGCACATTCTTGTAATTTCTTAATTAGTCTCAATGACTTTTGATGTTGATTCTGTTTAAAGGTATTTTTAAATAAAATTCTCATAAAATTTGTATTTTTGTAAATTTAATCCCAGCTTCGGCTGATGGAACAAAGTGACCATTCCAGTACAATCCTTGAGGATCAGTTACCACATATGTAAGGGCAATACCGTCAGTCTCACCTAACACCACACCCTTTGGAACCAAACATAACTCACAATCACCTGAATTACAATCATGATCACATGGTTCTACTGATTCTGAGCGTGGCGGCCCTCCATTAATTGAGACAGCTGCAATTTTCCCATCAGCTATTGCATTATTAATCTGAGGATCTCGCTCTATTACTAACATTTGAATCTCTTTTCTTTTTGTGTCAAAATCTGCATCTAGAATAGTTGCATCAGTTTCATATTCAGGCTGGTGGTTAATATCCATACTTTTTCCAATGGCAGTTCTAGTCATAGAGTTTAGCTCCTCAGCTGAGAGTTTTCTACGGTATGGTTCACCTTCTCCAGTATGATCTGTTATTGTTTCACCTGCTGCACGAATTAGATACAGTTGCCCTCCTGATTCATGTGCTAGCTCTCGTGCCTTTGAGATATAATCATCAGTCAGCCAGTCAAATTCTGAGCGAAGATTTGCAATGCTTTCTTGCAATACTTTTTTGGATATTATTCTTCTTGGCAAATCCAAACGAAAGAAAGGTAACTGTAGTAATGCCTCTTGTAGTATAGCTCCGCTTGGAGGAATTATGATATCAGGAATTTTTAATGGATACATTTGAGATTGCTCAATTGGATAACGCCATTCAGGAATTGCCTTTGCAACATTAAATCCATATTCACCATGCATTGATGGTTCTGAATTTGGATCAGATGCAAGTCCTAACCAGTTTGCAGATTCAGATTCAGACTTGTAAGGATATGGAGGGTTTAGTACATCATAAACATTTGAGAGTGATCCAACACTGTTAGGATCTGGTGTAAAAAATGATTGATATGGTTGCAATGAGCTGCCAATTCCATATGGCGATACATTAGATGTGGGATATGGTTGCACATCTTTTGGCAATCCTTGAAAGTATGTAGTTGGCTGTCCAGTATCAGGAACTATCACATTATTGACTCTGCCTGCCAAATCAAGTCCTGTAACTGGTCCAGGCCACGGTTCAGCATATGGTGGCTCGCGTTGCGAGAAATATGCAATTACTGCTCTATGAACTTCTTCTTGGGGTATTCCACGAGATAGTAATTCGTGTTCCATCTGGATTGCTTTTTGTGCAATATCTCCAGTGGATACAGTAGTCTCCACCATAAATCCTGGCTTGTAGTTTACTTCTAGCTTGTTGTATTTTGGTTCTACTTCAGTATCTATTGGTTGTGGATTCCCATATGCATGTAAGTCACATGTATCCTTTGCTTTAATCTGACCTCTTACTAGCTCACATAGACCGCCTGCAACAAAATGTTTGCAGTTACCACAGAGAGATGATCTGGAGTTAGAGGCCATACAAAAAAATGTTAATTAGAATTAAAGGTATTTTTGTAATTTAGTATCTGGGCTCTTTGCGATTTCGCTTCAACTGCGAATCAAAGATTTTTTTCCATAAATCAGTAGTCATAAAGTTTTCAGTTCCTCCGATATTTTTTCTTGATTTGTCAACTTTTGGTTCTATTTTGTTTGTCTTAATTGGAGGATTAAAGTAAGGAACTTGTCTATTTCCATTTACTTTTTCTCTTATTTTAGTTTCATGATGATGTGGTTTCTCACCTGTACTATCCACACAAATTCCCCATGCAGAATCAGATGACTTTCCTTGAGATTTCACATCAGATACACATCTATCTAATTTTTGAGGCATAGAAATTTTTAGATTCTGAGGATTTAGGTATTTTTATTTATTCATCTCTAAGGTTTCTTTGGAATAAAACTTTGCTGGCACTACTACTCCTATTTCTTCTTCTTTTATAGTTACGACCAACTCATCATACCCCGACATAATGCTTATAATTATTCTATTCATAATTTCTACCATTTCCCCAGTATTGACTTTGGTTACTTTGTCTGTAATTTGTTGGCACAAATGGATTACCATTACCATTACTCCCTCCACCTCCACCACCTCTAACATCTCGCATCATTGAATCATAAATTGGATTATCCATTGGTGGTGAGCCAACATTTTGATTGTTAAACTCAGGGTAAATCTCACCACCCCCCATATCTGAATTGGGCGGTAGCTGTGGTGAGACAATACCTGCATTTTGTTGCGCAAGCTGGCCTGTTGGGTCATTGTATGCGTTGTCAATGTTTACCAAAAGATGCTCATCAATTGGTAGGCCTGCTTGCTCGAATAATTTCAGAACTTGTTTTGGATCTTTTACTATTGGTGCTTCCAGATAGAGTTTTATCAACTCTATCATATCTTTTACTTCAATGTCTTTTTTCTCTACTTGTCCAAAGTTTATATCAAAATCTGTATATTCCCAAGGAAGCGGTAACATTCCATTGTAATACATTGGATCATAAAGTGGATGTGAATCATACCAAGGCTTGAATAGTTTTTCATTTAGTTGCTCTTTTACCGAAATTGGAAATGCAGTTAGTCCCAACTCATCAAGTAAAGCTGCACGTTCTGCATTGGCATAACTATGAGTTGATTCACCAGCTTGCTTTCCTCTAAAGTCATTTAATGCCTTGAATAGTGGGCCTTGAGTAATGTCTGCAAATTGCTCAGGATTAAAATTACGTGCTTGTGATCCTAGTTCTTTTACATCGAGATCAGTTCCAGATATAATGTCTTGGCCTATCTGTGCATTTTCAATATTTGCTTGCAATTGTGCCCTTTGATCAGCTGATGCGCCTTCTGCAATCCATACATTTCTTGTTATGTAACGCATTTCTGCCATCTGCATAATAAATTGTGTAGAATATTTTCTATCAAGCATTGATGGTAGTTGAACATCTACAGATTGGCTATTGCCTATTGGCATTTCAAATTCTCTTGGAGATGTAACTGATACACCAAAGCCCGTACCAAAGACTGATGCATTAACTGGATTCCACATAAAATGCATTACTTCTTGCGGATTATGATATCCTTGGTATTGTGCACCTCGGAATTCTAGCTTGTAGGGTAAACGGGTCCGGTCCCACCAGACCCTAACAAATGATGAAATTGGAATATGCATTAAATCAGAAAATCGCTCAACGTTACGAATTCCCATCCTGGGTTTCCAAACAGAATTTCCAAACCATAATAATTCTTTTACAAGTTGAGTATCAAATGT